CGCCTGAACTTGAATCGCCATTTTTCATGGTATCTCCTGCACAACACCCATCGCATCCGTGAGTACTTAAATGAGGCTTATCTGGATGATGTTCTAACCAATCCTGATTCGGATGACCTACACCGTGATTACAGGTATCTTCGACCAGTCCACTCATACGAGTAATCTGTCCATCAGCCCAATCTGGTTGTCTGTATGTATTATTCATTATCGAGTTAATAACTCATTTGCTGATGTTATCAAAACTGCACTAAATCGCATTATTTGCTATTTTCCGCAGGTAGTATCATTATAGTATCATTCATCGCACCTCTATTCCGTCCAACCTTTTTACTACCACCGCCTTTAGCTTTCACACCAACACCACCCCTATACACATAAGAGCTACAAGCAAATCAGAGATTGTATTTCTCATATAGTTATCAAAGTTGCCGTAAGGTTCAACACCTTCCGAGTAATACTCGTATACTTCCCAAGCTACCGCTATGGATAATGTCGCAACCGCTGAAATCCAGTCGTCGAAGAATTTTGATAACGTCCATACGATACCAAGATTGAACAGGAAATGAACTCCAGTCCAATCATCAAAATAGTCATTGACTACACCATTTAAGAGTGAACTAATCGGATTCTGCTTTGCCATTTTGGAAGCTTTCTGCCAAACCATCTTCAAACGCTTTTAAACCAAATCGCATTTGTATTAAGTTAAATTCAGCTCTATTAATTTTATTCATCAAATCATCTCTGTGCTGAATCATCATCTTTTGCTCCATGCTTAATTCGTTTAGTTCAGCTTGTGTGTATTCTTTATCGAACAGCTTATATGTCGGTTCTTTTTCTTTTTTCGGCATATTGTAACTCCTTTATTTGTTTTCTAATGCTTCCACTTTTGCGGAAAGTTCTTGGATTGCGTTATGCAGAATACCGATATAGGTCATCGTATCAATACCAGTTGGTTCGCCTTCATCGTTAATAGAAACAACTTCAGGTAGATGTTCAGCCGTCAGTTCAGCATCGGCAACTAATCCTAATCGTTTCTTCTGCCACTTGTTTTCAGGTCGCATATCTACACGCTTGGCTTCACACCATTCGTCAATCCAAGTTTTCAAATCACCATCAGGCATATTGTATAGTGCTTTTTGCCTGTGAGAATTATCTTCAGGGAAAAGTTCATCCCAAACTGAATACTGTCTTTCGTAGACGGCTTCTATTGCATCCACAGCCTCACTTACTAACTGTTCTTCGGTTACTTCTTCAATCGCTTCTTGTTTTACGCTTGGAATTTTATCAAGCAAGTCCTGTTTAGTATCACCCGAATTGTACTCAAGTGAGTATTCATCCATAAAAGATTTGATTTCATCTTTCGTATTATCAACAGTAGGCAATTCAACATCCCAAGCCATTTCTTCTTGAGCATCGGTTGTTACGACTGTTTCATAGACAGCGTCCTCTGCTTCAACCGCTTCTTCAATCAATACATCTTCACCAAATTCTTCCAATACAGCTTCTTTAATTTCATCTGCGGAAACGAAAGGTTTGCGATTCCACTTTTGAGCAGGACAGGCTAATACCTTATCAAGATAACCTGAAGCATCTTCAATGTTTTCTTTATAGACGGCAAGTGAGTGAGTGTCATAGCCGTCTGCAATCATATTACCACCACCTGAATTAACATCAAGAATTTGACCAGGAGCAGTAGTCCCGATGCCGACGTTGCCGGTGCTTATAACATTCAATCCATTCGTACCGCCGGCAATAAGAGAAAGAACATCAGCCCCAGCTTGTCCTATTCCTGTATCAACGTCTCCTCTGTCAGGAACAAGCGTCGGATTAGTACTGGATGCTGATTCGTTCAATATAGCTGCTCCATCCGTAACATTGGCACCAAATGTATCACCGAATATCTTCCATTTTGTACCTCCTGCAAGGGAAAGATACAACTGATCATCGGCGTTTTCATAAAATCCAGTATCACCATCGCCAAAATTTAAAGTGGGAGTAGCTGCTTCGGCTGTTTGAGGAAGGCGTAATCGTCCTCCAACTATATGCAGCTTTTCACTAGGTCCTGTCGTCCCAATCCCGACGTTGCCCGTAGTCTGTTTTATAACAACTGTTTTTGTTTTCTGCCCAGTAGAAAAATAAATATCATCAAAATTCGTATCCCCAATTATCATATCATCTCCAGAATCAACACCAAAAGCATTTCTTAATGTTCCCCCTGCTTCGTCAAAAGAAATAAAATTAGCGTTTGGTAAATGTATTCCCCCTGCAACATGAAGTTTTGCTTCTGGACTCGTTGTGCCAATTCCTACCCTCGTTGTTGATATTGAAAGAGCTGAATCTGTACCAGCACCATCCTCGATGTATTTAGCTGAAGCATCCGCACCAAGCGATGCAGATGTAATTTTTAATAGTTGCGTATAAGTTGAAGCAACTGTGCTTCCTGTTAAAGCTGCCATAATATTTTCCTAAATTCTCTTATATGTGAATCCATAGCTTACCGCCCAGAATTATTTGACATAGCTATGAATGAAATTTTATACAATATCTTCCCACTTTCGTTGCTCGTTTTCCCATATATCATTTATGGTCTGCCAGAGATCACGAGCTAATCGTGCCGTTTGGGTAACGACACTCGATAATCTTAATCTTAATCCTAACATTAACCGACGTAACCGATACAAGCACCTGAAGCCAGGGTGAATCCTGTCCACCTACCGAAGATGGTCATGCCCTGTGGAAAGGTTTCTCCATCTATAGCAGCACCGCCATTTGCATCAATTAAAGTACCTGTACCTGCATCATCAGGATATAATTGTTCTGTTTCTGCGATTAGACCACCACTACCAGAAGCGAATACTGTATCTTCTATGAATTGGATCGCTACAAATACACCCGTTCCAGCGGCACAGGTTACTGCCGTTGTTCCAGTTACGAATATTGATCCAGCCTGACCTATTGATAAGTTTTGTGCCTCTATCACGGCATATTGTCTTGTTGACATACTATATCTCCTTAATCACTTGAAGATTCACGATAAACCATTGCAAGATCGCCAGAGCCGATTACTACTTCAGACCATTTACCATATATAGTTACACCCGAGGGTACTTCTATGGTTGATAAGCTGTCCCAAATATCTGTATCTATTGATGTGGCACTTACTGTGGTCGTATCTGTATCAAGTGCTGTGATGGCAATATAAGTATGAGCATTAACCGTTGCCGCAGCAACATAATCAGCACCACCCGCACCTGTCAAGATACCGAGTGATTCTACCGGCGGTCTTTCTCTTATATGTGCATTTGCCATTATTTTTCCTTACCCTTTGATGATTTTTTAGGTTTTGGTAATGCTTTTCCGTTTTCATCGCATTCTTCAAATCTTTCTTTTAAAGAATCTAACTTGTGCATCATCGGATCATACATAAAACGCATTCCGTTTGGTTTTTTAAAATATCTTTTCATTGTTTCCTCATTCCAGATGGGCGGGGCGAACCCCGCCACATCATTGATAGATCAATTATGATACATCGGAGAGAATATATACTCCGTAAGCATCCTTGATTTCTACTTCAGCCCAGAATCCAGTCGCAATGTATTCCGTTGTACGGAATGAAGCATTACGTTCAGTTTCTATTCTAAAGAGTCCTTCAGGTCCAACTGCAAGTCCAACCGCTCCTTTTGAGAAGGCGAATCCAGCAGCGTCTCCACCACTTGATACATCTTCGTCAATTTGATCTGACCAGAAAACATTGAATCCTGCTATTGAACCGACCCACCCTGCTGCCATAGCTTCTTCGCCTTTAGCACCTAATAAACCGAGGGCTCTCGCTTTACCAGTATTAGACGTTGAAGTACCTGTTGTATCTACAGCCGCACTATGAAGTAAGGCAATAATACCTTTTGAACCCCATATCTGTTTTGGCGATAAAACTAGGTTATACGGAAAGGGGGCTCCAGCGGCTCGTAATTGTCTCATTGCATCGAAGCAATGTGAGAGAGCTAAAGAAGTACCCGCTCCACAGGAAGTTTGTGAGAAGGATTTCCCCAGTTCTACACAGTCGTCATCAAGTTTTGCTGCTACTGCATTACCTAATATCGCACCAACATTACCCGTTAAATCGTCCGCATTACCCATTCGAGCAAGGTCGGAAACATCAGCACGGATAACGTGCTCTGATACGGTTGCAGAACGAGCAGCAGTTGTAATAGAGGCAACAGTTGAATGATCTGCACCATCTGAAACAGCCGCTACGCTACTTGAAGCAACTTTTGTATAGTCTGGGAATTGTACTGTAATTGCACCCTGTACTGCTTGTTTTGCAGTTACAAGAGGGTACATTACGTTCACATGGTTAAATGCGATGACGGCATCGCCGATGATCTTACCAAGACCACCTTGGGCTACGCCTGTATCTGTTTCAGCCATTATGTACTCCCATTATTAAACCATCCTATCAATACGCAGAGTTCTTATGTCTACGCAATCAAGTAAGGCTGTTAAAAATTTAATCATCATGCGAACTTTTAAGCGTACCCTTACCCCATCCGCTAAACAAACCAATACTATTAGGTTTTTTTCCTTTTTGAACTCTTTCACCTCTTTCTTCATGAATGTCCAGGTATTCATCATAACTGACTTTCTTACCTTTATAAGTGCATTCAATATCATTCCCTCCATTAATCTTGCGATCTTGAAGGTCATTATCAGGATCAAGGCTCTGTTTGAATATATTACCCGCCATAGCCTACTTTAATCTTTCCAGATGTTTGAGGCGTGGTTGCAGTTTGATACCCAATAGGATCAAGAGCTGCCCATTCTTCGAATGAAGCATATCCACCCATCGTTGATGGTTTTGTATTATCGGTTGAAGCCGGGTTCGGCTTCGCACTGATTCTTGCTACATGAACCTCCAGCTTTTCAAGCGGGAGTCCATCGTATATTTCACGATCTTCTTCAGGCAAATACGATAATAACGTATCTCTACGGTTTGTCTGATATTCATCGAAAGCATTAGCCTTTTTATTGGCAGCGTCGAGTTTGCCTTTCATTTCAAGCATAATCTGCTCATACTCACCTTTGGATTCCATTTCCTTCAGCTTTCTGGCTTCTTTTTCGCTTTCCACGTTTAGCTTTAACTCGTCTAATTCATCTCTCAATGTATTTTTAACCTCGACCAATTCCTGAAATCGTGAATAAGGGATTGATTCGACGGGCTGCTTTTCTTCGCCTACAGCTTCGGCTGGAGTCTCATTTACGTCTTGACTTACTGACTGTGGTTCTTCCATTTTTACCTCTTGTTTGAGTGTTTAAAGCGGCTTACTTGCTTTTCCCTGCTTTGAGCCGCTTTTTAGTTTTGTATTTACCAAGTTTTTTCTTTCCGAAAGGGTTACCTTTCTTTTTAGACTTACCTTTTCCCATGATTTCCTCTTATTTAGCTTCCCTGATCATTCCCTTATTAATTTCCCAGTCAGGTTTTCATCTTTATAGGTATCTGGCAATAATTGACACCTACAATTATACTGGCAAATACTAAATCCACTTTGAGGAATACCTATTATTTTCCAATGTTCCATTACATGAATTTCATCAGCTCTCCTATCGCAATCTGGACAGACATTTTTACCTCCTACAGTCTGCCATCTAAATTCCTGCACTCCAGCTTCCGTGAATGTATTTATCGTAGCTCTGTTACTTGCCATCCCTATTCCAGATTTCACAGTATTCTTAATCTGATTTCTGAACGTCCCGAACAATATGCCTCCTGCTAATAGATCGTCAATCAAAGTTTCTCTAATAACATCATCGCTCACTCCATTGGCTCTCATCGTCTGTATTAATGTCGTTAAATCGAGAACCGTCTTTGCTGTTACCGTACTTAATTGATTTGCGATTATAACCGCCATTGCTTCAGCGTTTATTTCTTCAGGCACGTCTAATTTGCTCCTCTGCTAATCCTTCAATCATTTTATTAATATCTTTTTCTATTTTTTTTGTAATCCCGAACCATTCACGTTTTGGTACACCATCGCCTTCTTGATGAAATTTTCCTACATCAGCCATAGTTACATTTGTCCTTTTATATTTTTGTTTATCCCCTGGAAAAATTTCTACTGTCTGATTTTGTTTAGTAGCTGGTTTGATATTTAATTTTCTCATCTTCCCTGTATTAACTAAAATCATACTTGAACCTTTAGCTTTAATTGTAGAAGGCTCTAACTCGTCCATAGGGCCTTCAACACCGTCACCAACATTTAATCTCCTGAAATGATCCTTCTTTATAATGTCTCCTATTGCATTTAAGACTCTATGAAAATCGAAATTGATTTTCCCGAGGTCGAAATCCATTTCTACTGTAATCATGATTTCTCTAAAATCTTTTCAGCAAATTTCACGCCTTCACTGTAGGCTTTGTCTATTTCGTTTATATGTTCTTTCAGGAACGCATCACCAAGAGCTAACAAGTAACCTTCAGGATCTTTTAATAGATCGTTCATATCAATAGCCGGTAATATGTTTTCAGCATGATTAACGACCTCATCCTGTAAGCTATCCAGCTTATCAAGATAATTATGCACCAACTGTGCCAAGTTTTCTTAATCCTTCAAATGTCGGTTGGGTTGGTTGTGTCGCTTCTGTTTCTAATCTCTTACTCTCGTCTACCCTGCCTAATAGCTCGTTTAAATCTTCATCGGTAATATCTGGATTGAAATGGCGTACTAAATCTTCTCTATTTATTAATCCTTTATCTAATTTCCAATCTAGGTCCGCACGTTCTTCCTGGGGGCTTAATGGAAATTCTACTTCGGCAAAGTCAACGCTGTAATTCTCACTAAAATCTTTCCCTGTATGGGCTCTGATAACTTCCCTGTCTATATTGTATCTTTGATGCTCCCAATCTCTCCACAATGGTATATCGCTTATACGTGCCTCTAAATTCTCAATCTCCATTAATCTCAAGGCTTCACCACTGGCAGGATTGCCTGAATCGTCCCATTTGATTCTTAAATGATGATTGATTGCTGTCTGATTAGCTATTGCTTTAGCTGCTTCGATCATCTGCATAAGGTTTCCAGGCGTTCCTTTAAAGTTGAAATCTGCACCTTCTCCTAATATCATCACTTTGTCGATCCCAAGTTTGATCTGTGAACCCTCGTCAATACCGCTTATTACTGGCTGTCCAAATGCAAACCTGGTAGCTAAAGCAATCTCTGTATATGCTATGCCTAAATGAACTGCTGCTCTAATAACGTCGTAAGCATTAGAATTATATTCCGAAAACGATATGGGGATACATTCATAAGGGTTAACATTTTCCTCGTTTACCTGTATGATCTTTCCACCCTGGGTAAATTTAAAATGCTTTCCAGGGATGCCATCTCTCGGCTCTGAAAAGAAAACAAATATGCGATTATTATTCCGATCTCTCCCTATCTCATAACTGACAGCAAACGGTTCACTTTCTCCTTCAACAAAGTATTTCCTATATAACGGGATTAAGTCATATTCTAACTGTTCGTTCTTCTCATTCCACTTTGTCCTTAATCCCATCTCTCCTGTTAGCCATGTCAGCTCTGCAAACTCCCTTGTCTTATTGTCTAACCTGTGAGCCATTTTTTTATAGTCGTCATTTATCTCGCCGTTGATCATTCTAACCGGAGCGTTCTTATAAAGCATCATCCTGGCACGTGCAAACCGAGGCACAATACGCTGCGGAAAGCTGGGTATCTGTTCTAATGTAGATTTAGAGAACCATTTATCTATGTGCTTGTCTACATCGTGATGATAATAGAAGTCCATTGCTGTCTTGCGTTCAGCGGTTTCTTTTTGCAATGTTTCTTCATGGGCTGTCTTTATTGATTGTATTATTAATTCTTCCGATAACTCGGGGATTACTACTGTATTAACGCTACGCATGAGTCATCCAATCCTTATATAAGTCATAATATTTTTTACTAAATGTTTCCACTGCCCTCTCTATCTCCTTCTGGACCTCCCGCTCTTTTCTTTTATTTATATAATGGCCTAATAAAAACATCCCTGTAAATAATAAATTAATCGCTAAAGAAAACCCTAATATCAATTCCATAAAACAGATGTACCAATCTTCTGTACTATAGGGAACTTTATTTCGAGTAAATACGAACAGGCATCAATCATGTGAGAGAGTTCTTGGTTGCTCTTATCTATCCCGCCCCTCTTATCTCTTTGGCATTGTTCTAAATCTTTAATCAGGTACTTACATTTCGGATCAACTGTCATCCCTACTTTATCTTTGGCATCAAGCAGCTTCTTATTCAAACACGCTAACCTATCTTTAACAGCAGGATGAGCACGTCTTGCATATACAGGATAGCCAAATTCTCTTAATATTGCATGATCAGAACGGTTGCTTGTTGTTGACCTGGCCCTCCCAGCTGGATCGGGGAACGTCGGATGCAGCCCCCATTTCTTTTTCATCTCTTTAGCCATTGATTCTGTATTAGAATTAGCCTGTCTTATCTCATCGAAGTAGTGAACTGTCCCATCAGTATATTCACAGGCAAATACCGCACTCATATAGTCCACGTTGAAGTCCATACCTATGAATCTATTACCTGTTAATGAGTCAGCTTTCTTGATGTGTATATCCCTATCAAAGTTATAGGCGGCTCGATTGCCAGTACTTTCAAATGATCCCTCCATTTCCTGACGATATAGCCGCCCATCCATATTAGACTTTAACCGATCGATTTCATCATCGGAAACAAAGCCGCCTTCGATCGTCTTATACTGCCAGGAAGCCCATTCAGGATCGGATTGCCCCTTAAGAAATAGTTCGTACATCGTATCAAATCCGTTCGGCGTACCGATAAACATAGCATCGCCCTGACTTGTAGCTAACATAGGAAGAACGATCTCCTCCCAGACGTGAGGCTTGAAGTAAGCGTATTCATCCAGTATAACACGATTTAAACCCGCACCTCGTAAACTATCCTCATTATCCGCTCCCTTGATACATATTTCAGCCTCATTCGGTAAAGTAACCTTTAATTCTGATTCGTTGATCTTTGCTCTGCCCCGAAATAGTTGTCTCAACAAAGGAAAAGCAATCATCTTCCCCTGTCTGTACGTCGGTGCGATGAACCACCTTCTCTCGTTTGGCAAGATGTCGCCCAAACATAGCCACATTAACGCTAATACCGTCTTGCCCCATCGTCTACCAGCAACAATTACCTTGAATCGTGATTGATCGTTTAATATCTCCTCCCTTGCATTATTTATCGTCAGTTGCATCGCTGCCAGTTGCATGGTTGCCAGTTGCAATTTTCAGCACCGTAATCGGTTCTTGATTTATCGTCGCCTCTATACGGTCCAATGCCCTGCCTTCCGTTCTGTCTGAAAGATAACCAATAGCCCAATGATCACCTTCATAAGCCATTTTAACAACCTTCTTTAATATCGCTTCCAATCGTGTAATTTTTTCATCTTCACCAATTTCTTCGTGCAGAATTGAACGTAAAATGTCGGGGATACAGACCTCTTTTTTTGGTCTGCCATTAGGATTACCTGATTGACCTTTTTTAAACGGTCTACCAACTATCTTCTTGCTGTTGCCTTGCTGTTTATCAGCACTCGGCACGTTCAATCCTTTCAGCTTTGTTTCCTGTAAAATCTTCCCATCTTTTTACTATTACATCACAGTAATGCGGATCAATCTCCATTCCATAGCACTTGCGGTTTGTCTTTTCACAAGCTATTAGTGTTGAGCCAGAGCCGAGAAATGGCTCGATAACTTTTTCCTGACTGCTTGACTTAATAATTCTCTCAATCATTTCAACTGGTTTAGGCGTTGCGTGTCCATGTCGTTCTCCGCCTTTCACCCTGTCGAATCGCCAGACATCTGTCATATTGTCGTGAGTGTTGTCAAAGTATGCCCGTGTTGAATAAAATTCTTTTTTCAAAGCATCATAATCTTTTTTCAAAGTATCATAATCTTTTTTGAAAGCATCATAATCTTTTTTGAAAGCATCATTTTTTGATGCTGATTGAATTGCTTTGTAATGTTCTTCAGTTGGAAACATCCATTGTGAAGTTGTGAAGTAGTGTGATGCAGATGATTTGCCTGTGATTTCTATTATATCACTCACTTTCCATCCCATTTTTTTTCGTTCTTCATCTAAATAATGCCGTATTGATTCCCAACCTTCCCAATAATTATCAGCGTTATTATTAAATCCTTGTTCACCTAATACAAAGAAAAGACAGCGTTCACCATTAACTGCGAACTGTCTTAATCCTTTCATTCCTGAACGCCCCCACGATGTTCCTTCTTGAACCCAATATATTTCATTCCTAAAAGTCAATCGTTCGCTATCTTTTAATCCACCCACATACCACAATCGCCACAAATCTTCAGCATTTCCCCAGATGTAAGCACTCCCATTATCTTCTAAATATGGTCTAAATGATTCCCACCAATCCATTTGAAAAGCATCTAATTTTTCACGATAAAGGTTGTCGTTGATAATTCCGTCTTTTTCCTTTCCCATTCCATAGGGCGGATCAGCGTGTAGTAATTCAGCCCTCTGTCCATCCATCAATCGTTCAACATCTTCCTTCTTTGTTGCATCACCGCATAAAACTCTGTGTTCACCCAATAGCCATAAATCACCAAGTTTGGTAATCGCTTCTTCTACTTCGGGAATTTCGTCATCGTCAATTAAGCCTGGAGTTTCTTCTTCATAGAATTGCAAATCATCTTCAGTAAATCCCCAATCAGTCAATTCACCCACATCAAAGGAATTAGCTAAAGCGTCCCAATCCCATTCGCCTGTATTCTTATTCAGCCTGATATTCAGTTCCCGTTCTTTGTCCGGGGTTAGCTTTACTTGAACGCATGGGATCGTTTTTATATTTAATTCCTGTGCGATTTTTAGCCGCTGGTGTCCCCCAACCAAAATATTCATCCTGTCCTTATGTGTATTAACAA